GCCTGTACTTTAGCTACATGTCTGCCACGTCGATCATGGTCTTCTCGTATGCTATCCAAATCTGCTGCGATACCTGCTAAACCCCGAGCTATTAACATTGACCCGTCGTCAAAGTTTCGAGGTCCTCGACCTCTAGCTACATTTACTTTACTAGGTAGTCGAGCTCCGGCAGATGGGTCATCATAACTAACACGACCAGTAATATCTTTGCCGGATGTAGAATATGTAGGTATTCTTCCTTTTGTAGTCATAGTATGTCCTTAAGCAAAGAACCCTGAACCGGTTTTTCTATCAGTTCTATAGGTTGAATATCCTGATAATAATGATGTTCCTGATTTAAGAGCTCCCATCTTTTTTGCAGCAGAAGCTTTCTGTAAATATAAAGAAGCATCTCGGCTAAGAGAAGCAATAGTATGGGCACCTTCTTCTTTGATTTGCTGCACTCCTTTTTGACTTTCCACAAAGTCTCTATTTAGTCGTTCTATAGAAACATCAGTAGCTGTTGTCATCCGTTCTTGTTGTGCTTCTAACTGTTCTATTTTAATATCTCTTCCACGACGTAAAAAATCAGTTTCACGTTCACCCTGTTTCTTCGTAGCAACTATATCAGCCAATGGGGAACCAGTTCGCACATCTATCCCTGCAGCTGCAAGTCCTGCCGTTTGAGTAGCTACAAGTTTATTTATATTTTCTTGAAGAAGCGTGTTTTCAAAATCAAATTGCTCTTGCTCAATTCCTTTTTGTTTCTCAAGAATTCCAACTTCAAAAGCTCGCTGTTCTCTATCTATTTCTATTTCACGTCGTATAGCCTCTTGTTTCCGTTCTTCAGCTTCTACTGCAGCTTGAACTCGTTCTTTTTCACGTTCAGCCTCGGCTTTTGCAGCATCAGCTTGCATAGAAGCTTGTTTTCGTGAAGATTCATGACTCATAGCTGCAGCAGCAACAGCAGCAACTGCTGTTACAGCATAATAAACTACTGCTGGTATTTTAGCCATTAATCATCTCCTTGATATACATATTATCCATATATGTGAAACCTTGCTTTTCTATTCGTTTTTGCAGTCCTTGATATTTATCTATGTTAGGTACAGCTAATGATGTAAAATTTACATTACGAGCTTTAAGTTCTTTTTCCATACTAATGAGTAACCGGAATAGTATACTACTTTTTTGATGGTCAGGATGGACACACCATACTACTTCAGAAGACATTAAAATTTGCGGATTAAATTGATAAGGTGTTAACATAGAAACATAACAAGCTACTAGTTTCCCAGTTTCTGATCTTCCACATAAAGCAAAGCATATTCCTAAATCCATAAGAGTTTCATACATTGCTTTATCTGGAGAATATTTAACACCATGAGTTTCATAAAATAAAGAATCATACCACCATAACTCACACATATCTATAATATCTTGGATACATTCTTTTCCTTCTACAGTAAAAGTTATCATTTAACACTTACCTCATATACTAAAGCTAAAATTGTTTGGGGTAAAGGATCCTCTTGAGTTATATGAACTCGAGATTGTTTATCGAAACCACCTGCAAAAGATAACTCAATATCTCCTGTAAATACAGGAATCATATCATTCATAGAAGAAGTGGGACCAAATTCATAAGCATCTAAAGTTCCATCTGCTATACCACAATTTAATCCTAAAGTTCGATATATTCGAGCATGAATCTTACTAATTCGTTTTATTTGGCCTAAAGAGGAACCTATAGGATTTCCACCTTCAAAAGGCAAAGTTTCCATTAGACTAGTATAGGGTAGACCCACATGAACTTTATCAGCTACTGGATCTATAGAAACCGCTCCTCCTACCCCTACAGTTTGATTGGGTTGAACAGCCCCATCAGCTAATATGCTAACAGTTTCTCCAACAAGATGAGCAGCGGTAACTTCATCTAAATCACTTCCAGTAGTTGTTATTCCAGAGTCTACAAAGAAAGAGTCTTCTTGATCATCTTCTGGTCCTAATCCCTGTTCTTTAAATTCTATGTATTGAACAGTACTCCCATCTATTGTACGAGAAACAATAGCCCAGAGTTCATCTTTAGCTTCATTTGTAGCTCCATCTATCACAGCTATACTTTTAAGTACAGTATCAGTTCCACCGATTATATGTTTATGCCAACCATATACTTCATGATCAGGTTCATATGTCATACCTATTAATTTACCATCTGTTCGTACCGCCCAAAAAAGTGAATCTGGCTCATTTAAGTAAGCTATATCTGTTATTCCGCTTTCTGATATGTGTTCGGACATTATAGATAAATCTTCTGCTTTATATGTCTCAGATTGCCATCTATATTGAAGCCGTCGAAGCTTACGACCTCCCCTTTGGACAAATAAAACATCTGAGTCTATTCGGATAGGGGCTATGAAAGCACTTCCTAAACCAGTATATCTTACTGGACGCATATTAGTAGGAGTTAAAACTTCGTTTAAAGACGCAGCTCCTAATTTAAATTCTCCATTATATGCCCCTAATAAACAAGTACTACCTGAAGAAGCCCATCTAATTTTAGTAGCTTCTTTTACTGTTATGTCAATAGCTTCATTATCTAATCCAGTTCCCAGAGTATGGTTTAGATAATCAGCTGATTGACTTCCCCAAATCCTATTAGGTTCAGAAGGAGTCGCTCCCCAAAATAATCTTTGTTCGTAGAACCAAACTAAGGAAGGATAGTTACTTGCACCCCAAGCAGCAGGAGTGGCTGTAAATACTAAATTAGCAAGAACCCAAGTATCATGAGCTGATCGAGTTAGTTTAGCGGGAGCATGGTCTTTATGAGCAATATATATAGTTGTATCATCTTGAACAAACCTGAGATCTTCAACTTCAGTCTGAGTATAAGTAGTTACAATTTCAGAACCTGCAACATAAGCCTGATTCCGAAATACACGCATATAATTATGACCAAACTCTAAGACGTATGAAAACTCGTCTTTGTAATTAAAACTATAAAGAATTGTTGTTTTTGTACTATCTTTAACTTCTTGGACAAATTTAAAACCGCCTCTACGACTTACTCCGCCATGTGGATGAATAATATAATTTTCTAAACGTGCGAGACCATGGGGAAACTTCTTTAAGTCTGTTCGCCCCATTAGCCGAGGACTTACTTCGCCAGTTGTAAAAGCATTTTGTATTAAGTCTACTCGCATATTATTCTCTAGCTAATAGCCACTCCTCAGCTTCTATAGTATAAAGGTCATCTTCAATAGCCCCAACAAATCTAGCCTCTCCAATTTTCATTTCAAATAATTCAGCCATGGCCCGTAACTTAGAATCACTGTTGACTAAAGGAACAACCATTTCTCTAGCCATCAAAGCTGATAGAGCTTCTCGGAAAGACATATCCATTTTTGTAACATCAGTTATTTGTTGGATATACTTTATTTCAAGTTCACTTTCACTAGCTAATATTTTTTGTCCTTCTAACCGGTACGGAACTTGACCAGAACCTGGATATATATCTAAAAAACGAAGACAATCAGAAGGAAGGGAAAATTGAGCATCAAACTCATTAAGAGGGGTTGCTGCATCAGCAGCTAAAGAAACTCGACGTATAGCGAATTTCCAAGGATGGCTTCGTAAAAGTGAATCTCGTTTACTTGCGTAAAGAGCATTACAAGTCCGAGCTCTCTTGGTATTATCAGTTAAGGAAATAATAGTATCTTCCCCAAGCGATATTAAAGCTTCATTACATATACTAACTTCTGATGTAGCCATATTGCCTCCTTATTAACACTCAGCTTCCCAGGAGGCGACATTGGCTCCTGGGAAGGAATAGTGTTAATAATTAGTCCAGAACGTAAGCGATATGGCCGACAACAGAATCGCTGGCCACGGTATCTGTGGTCATGGTCAAAGTAAGGATAACTCCATCCTGAGACTCAAAAACCTTATTCTGGCCGAGTGCAAGAACTGCAGCTACTGTGCCAACACTAAATACTCCGGCAGTATCGACGTCCTTAGTGGCATCAAGACCATTTGGATCTGCAGCAACAGCAGTGCCGGCGAGATTGGTATAAGCGGCCCAACCAATTTCAACTTTCATTGAAGCGGTTGTTAAATTGATATAAAGCTGACTTAAACCACCGAGTACTTTAACTCGACCAGCCGGCAGTTTGCACATTTGGAAAATATCCCCAGCGCTTCCGTTCGCTACCTGGGTATATGTCACCGAGGCAATACGGACACGACCGTGTAATTCAGTAGGATTCTGAGGAACACGAGGCGTCGCGCGGAGGTCGGTCATTTCATTGCTATATGTAGTAGCCATAACTTACCTCCTTAATCCGGGGTTTCATCACAGTCGATTTGAACTACTTTGGCCTCTTCCATCCGGGTGGCACCAACACTCATGCCGACCCAAACTTGAGTCAAATAGTTCTTATCCGGACGCTTGCTGATTTCCGTATGGATGTCGGCACCAAGGGCCAAAAGCATTCCATCTTGAGCCCAGGCAAAACATGAACGAATATCATTTGCGTCAACAGACAATCGCTGTGATCGGTGAAATTTGAAACCGAGATATGTATCGATTTCGCCCCTTACTAAAGCCTTGATGGCGGCATAGTCGGAGCTGGTAACCTTTTCCAGGTTCAAAAGGTCGGTGAGCTGCTTTGAAGACACGACAATATGAAGCGGAATACTTTCATCAATGTCTCCATCCCAGAAAATTTTCCGGGCTTCAAGCAGTTTAGCCAGGGTCAGTCCGGTATTTCCTTCTGCAACTACATTATTTGAATCGAAGGAAGTGGACGTCGAACCCGTTTTCCCGGTATATGCAGTGCCATTAAAAGCCGTAATGAGAGCATCGTCAATTGAACGGCCGAATGCCGCTACAGCATTCTTAGCGTAAGCACTGGTCGGGTCAATGAGGGTTCGCAGTTTGTCCTCGTTATCGATAAAGTCAGCCCAGACATAATCAACTAATGATACCCGACGTCTTGCGTGCGGTGTATCAGTCTGAGGCGTGTCCATATGCCGGGATGTTTTTTCCTGAGCAGCAGTTGCACCGATCTGCTCAAAATAAGCATTCTCCCCGACAACGGTTTCAACCCTTACCGAGTTACGGAGGCGAGACCCCATTTGCTGGGACAGCAGTTGCACATTGGCCTTATACTGCTGCACCATTGCTGTGGTAATCGCTTGCGACACGATAACCTCCTTTGTTAGAGTTAATCCGAATTACAGTTGGGTTGTCTCCACAAAGGAGGCCCTAAATAAAATAGTGCAGGGGCCGTAACCTTATCTGCTTAGGTTAAACTTATTGAAACAGGGGCAGTTCCATGAATGTACCCCATAAGTTTATTAACTTTAAGAACTGCAGCAGCATGTCCTGGATGATCAGCAGTTAAATATGCTTCACTTGTCATCAATTCATCTATATCAGCTTGCATGCTTTCTTTAGATTGAGTTTGTGCTCCAGTATCTTTATCAAGACCGAGCTCTTCAGACATACGTTCACCGATCTTAATAAAAGCCTTAACCATAGTTGGATGGCTCCCAATCTCAGTAGAATCAAATAAATCAAGAAGTTCTTTTCCACCAATAGCTTCAGCGGCACGATTAGCTAAAACCATTTTACCTTCATATCCTTGGCCGAATTCAGCTTTCAATTCAACCTCTGCATTTGTTTTAGCAGTAATAGCGCCTTCCTTAACTTCTTTAATTTTTTGATCTACTAAGTTAGAATACTCAGTAAATAAATTAGTAGCTTGCTTGTTATTAAGACCTAACTTATGAAACATAGGTCTCATAACATCAATATCCAATTTTAAGGCTTCTTGAACAGCCGGTTCAAAGTTATCACTAATAGGCATAGCATACTCAGCATCAGTTTCTGGACGACCTAACCGAGTATATGTGCTTTCCCACTCATCATCAGTTTTAGGCATTGGAATCTTATCCCGGCCTATAAGTTGCTCAGCATTAATATATCCTTGAGCTAAGCCATTTACATCAGTAAATTTTGCCAGAGTTTCATTTGTCCTGATATCTTCTGGTAAATCTTTTCTCCAACCCAGGTTATCGTCTGCGGCTGCTGCAGCGGCTGCTGCAGCGTCGGCTGCGGCCTGTTCTTCTGGTGTCATTAATTATCCCTCCTGTGATAAATCTACAATTTCTTCTGGTGTAGATCTGATTATAGAAAATATACGTAACACTACGTTACGCTCACCCCCGTGCATAGCATGCACATATGGATCTGGATCAAACCCTCCATCAAAAACTCCATGAGCTTTACACATATCTTGTAAAACAGCTCTAACTGTTGGGTTATCCATATCAAACAAATCTCTATATGCTTGATGTACATTTTTATTTTTTATCCGATTAAAAAAACTACTCACTTATTACCCTCTGTAGTTCTGCTGGATCAATACCTGCTTCTCCCATATCTTTACCTGCTTGCATAACTCCAGGGAGACCTTTACCAACCTTGGCAAGATTCTCAGCTTCTTGAGCATCTTTAATAGCTTTTGCATCAGCTGCTCGTTTAGCATCAACCTCAGTTTGATCTTTAAAATATTTACGACTTACGCTGAACATATCTCCGACACCTCGAGCAATTTCATCTGAGTCTATGACATCTACAGTCTGGGGAGATCGGTCTAAAAGAGGCTCAATAACCTGAAGCATACGAACAATACCATTTGCTTCAATCTGCTCTTGGGCTCGAGCAATCGGAGAAGTATAAATTATTTTTAATGGTTCGCCTTCTAAAGAAACCGGTACAGGTGGTAATTTGCCGGCACGTTTTAACAAATTATAACATCTTTGTATCATGGGACCGAGAAGTTCCGTTTGTATCCGACCAAGAAGTGGGCCCATCAATCTCAATTTTTCTTCTGTCCTCTGTAATACCTCTGTTGCAGTCATCTGAGGACCTTGGTGTAATTGCATCTGATCTATGAAGAAATGATCTTTAATCCTCTCATGTAGGCTTTGGGAGTACTCAATTCCCATTCCTGGGTTGGAACCAAATTGAATTGGTTCAATTCTGTCAGTGGTCCCACGTCGATAGAAGTTAATCCCTCCCGGTGTGGTTCTAGGCGGGTTAAGGAATCCTTGATCTGGGGCCATAAGTGGTGGATCAATCGATTTCTGAGCAGCTCTGATTGTTGTCTTTGCAACATCCATAAGCATCTTAACGTCAGGCAAAGTTGTGTTGCCAGGACCTCTCCCATAAACCTCATGCGAGGCCTTGTAGAAGCGAGCTGCCATAAAAGGTAGTTCATGAAACCCACTTTCAGCAATTACATGCTTATGTTTTTTATCAATATATATAGAACCAAACGGCATTCGTGTATTGATAGGGGCTGTGAAATCAAAATCTTTACGAGGCATTATGATATGGTAACAATCTATCTTCCGATCCATTTTACCTTTATCTAAAAGGTCTTGGACTTGAGGTGCAAGAGCTTCCATACCAAATTTATCGTACAACTGCTTGCAAGAACGGTTATAAATACGATACAAAGTGTCCACACGATTTTCTTCATTCTCGACAAACATACACTCATTAAGAGGAAGCGAAGTAAACAGTAGAGAATTAGAACGAATAGACTCAGATACAAACATAATAAGATTACCAAAAGCACCATAATCTAAATACCCTTCATGAATAGCTGTAGTAAAACCAGCTTCAGGGCGTTGAATCTCATGATATAAAATCTTAGATACTTCATCCAGGTACATGGCAATTTCTTTTTCTGCCATTCTCATAAGATCAGCAGTAGACAGCTGGAACCACTGGTTAGCAGAACTCGTCAATAAAGAAAAAAGACCAGAAGATAAAAGCATATTAGCGTGAATTGGGGTAGAATCAAAAATCCGAGTCATCCTCTTTTCACCCATAGACGCAGTATATGTGAAATTCGCATTCTCAGGAAATATACGTTCCGCAATTTCCTGCCACTGCGTTTCAAACACCCCTCGCTCAGATTTAAGAGCGTCACCTCGAGTAATATGCCGAGTAACAATATCTTCAGGCATATGTGGTCGAAAGTTATGTTGTATTACTTTGGCCGTACTAGCCATAGTGCACCTCATGGGTGAAAGGATCGTAATTATTAGGATCCGTATATAATTCGTTCATTCGAGTCTGTTGCTCCATTAATTGTCGAGCTCTGGGGTCCATCATATGCGGTTGATTCCATGGAGCAGTAGAGCTAGGTAATAAATCACACGCATGTGCCATCATACGTTTAGCATCTGCAAAATGAACAGACCAGTCTTTTACAGGATTATCTTTAAACTTCTTTAACTTAGGATCATATTCACGACGATATGTCTTAAGAGCTTCTATGAACTCATAACACAGTTCCTCGTCAATCCAACTCTTTTGTAAAGAAGCCCGAACATTATTAATTGCTTCTTGGTGTGCGTCGCCCAAGAATTTACGACGTTTGATTGGTAGTATTGGTTTTACTCCATGGTTCTCAAACTCTTCTAACCGAGTGATACCTGCAATCTGTTCGTGTACTTTAACATCATGGGGAAACGCATGTTCACGATAACCATAAGGTTTATTGGTCACAACTCCCGCGTAATGCTTAATCAGTTTATTGCGATTAGTATAACAATCAATTATATTCCGTCTATTCCCCATGAGTTGATAAAAAATACAAGTCGTGGAATCATCCCATCCTAAATCCCAGGCGGTATACACAGGCAATTGGGGCTCATGCGGTACGGGTCCGATACGACCTGCTGCCTTGGCAGCATTGATGATATCCGCATAATACGAGCCCACAAGGCCTGCTTCCCACGAACAGTAGTATTCTTGTTGTATGAGCTCCTCAGGCATACCAGATTCACGATCCTCTTGAATCGCTTCCAAAGAAGGTATACCTGTATCATCCCGGGTAAGAAACTGTGAATACCAGTTCTCCTTTCCGAGAGCATAATTATAATTCTCGTAGAAGTGGTTATGTCCACGTGGCGTTCCATTGAATAAAGCCCATCCTCCATTCTCAGCTAGGATAGGGCGTAGATAGGACCAAGCCTCAGGTTTATGTAATGAGAATTCCGTAAAAACGATGCCGAATGGATTGGTCCCCACAATCGCATCAATGTTGTCCGAGCCTAACAACTTGATTTGGCTTCCGTTCCTTAACGTAATCCTCATGTCCAGTTTCGTTTTGGATTCGACTATACTGTCTGGGATATAGTCGAGGAACCTACGACCCGTCTTATCTACACCCTCCCAAATGATTTGCCGAATTTGATTATAGAAAGGACCGATGTAGAAGTAGAGCGCCCGTCGTTTCATAGCCTTCGCAATCATCAAATTCCAGCAAAGAATATCTTTCCCATTCCTACGAGGGACTACCATAACCCCTCGATGGAAGTCATCTTCTATCACAGCATTCCAAGGTTCTACTTGGTAATCCCGTAACTCAAACCTATATGGAAGTTTTATTGTTGACATCAGTTCCCGCTACATGAATATTAGTTAACTCCATGTTCATATGCGTCTTGCACAGCCCCAGTATCGCTGACTCCTCTTCTCCGGTTTCCTCATTCTTAATGATCAAGAGCCTATCAAGGTACTGCATAAACTCACATCCGATTATTGAACATTTACTCGCCTTCATCTTTCGCCACCATAACCTGGTTCATAATTTGTACAACTAATTTATTGTCAGATTCCTCAATCGTCTTCTGCCCGATCCCCAAAACCCGATTTTGGGCCAAAAGGTTTTGTAAGGCTACTGTGAGGGCGCGGAGTTGGTTAGCTGCTTTATCGCCTGTTGCAGACATCTGTTCCGCAATCTCGATGGCTTTGTGAAGAAGCTTAACTTCAAGTTTGATGTAGAGGGGATTGAGGGACTCTTGTTTGAGAAGAGATACGACATTAATTCTTTCTTTGATATGTTCGAGTAGCTCCTCTGTTATGTTTTCGAGGGAGTCAACAGTAGCTAGATCGAATGACTCTTGGGCTAGCTTATTACGTTTCCACTCGCACTCTTGAATTTTGAGATCTACAAGCTGGGGAGGGATATCATTGTCGTGAGCTATTTGGGGAACGCTTGTCCCAAATAATTCGTATTGAATTCTTACCAAATCCCAATTTGTGGTTGGAGTTTCCATCATTAATACCATCATACCACATTATATATGCTTTGTAAAGCCTTTTAGTCATCTACGTTTGTAGAAGGTCATCTACATTTGTAGACGGGGTTTTTATCATTTTAACTTTGCGCATATGTGAAATGAACGTTCCCGCGTGTGTGGACACGAAATCTTGCCCCTGGGCCCTTGTCTACGTACCGATTTCCCGCCACAATGTGGTACCACCACCCAGGGCCGGCACCACGTTGTGGTATGGTGAGGCAAAGTCTGATGTACTATTATAATGTGGTACACCACGATGTGGCACTATCACCAATGGTTGTGGCTTGGCCACACTGTGGTACACCACGTCGTGGTATATAACCAAATGTTGTGGCTCCACTACATTGTGGTATATCACATGGTGGTGTATAGTATGGCCATACTACATAGTGGTATATAACCACAAAGTGGTATGTACTTACAATGAATCCCATTCATAATAAGAATGATAATTATTTTCACAAGTACTACTTTGTGGTATTTACATTTTCAAATCAATGACTATATTATAATTGGTTGAGAATAATCTCAATCAAACATAAGGCACCACAAAGTGGTGGAAAGGTGGAGAGTATGATGTATCAAAGAACAATTAGAGAGTTGAACGAAATGGTGGAGACACTAATGATTGAGAATGCCAAACTTAAAGCAGGCAGAACCAAAACAGGTCCTGGAAGGAAAGAAGAGGTTTTGGCAATTCTTGAGAGAGAACCTACTGAAATCTATGACATTGCTGAAGAACTTAACATTTCCAATAAGAATGTGAGTTCTCAACTATGTTACTTGAAAAAAGATGGTTACAGTATTGCAACAAATTCTAAAGGTCAAAAGTTTCTTGAAGATTGGACCTATTAGAATAACATACTAACCAGCTGGGAACCCATCCTCTGAAAAGAGGATGGGTTTTTTATTTCTCTCATTTATTGGCAAATCAGACGTTGTGGCTGTCATCCAGCTTAGCAAAATGGAAGTTGCGGCTGTCATCCAGCTTGGCAAGGTGGACGTTGTGGCTAGCACGACCAAAAGAGTTAATTCGGTCATTTTTGTGTGGTAAAAAAGGTACGAAACTTTTTTGCTGATTTGATTTGTACTTTTTACAAAAAACGTATATTCAATAAAATCAGTATGTTATGACTAAAAGGTACAAAAGTACAAAAATATAAGAAAAATATAAAGTACACGCCAAAAGGACCCCCCTTAAGTAAGTTTAGGAAAAGTATCAAAAATCCGTACTTTTGTACTTTTGAGCCATAACATACTGATTTTATTACACAATTCATTTGATGAAGGGGTACTCTTTCGTACCCTTCAGCTTTTCTTGTACCTTTTTAACCACACATAAATCAACCCATACTACAAATGTAGATGATCATATACAAAAAATGTAGATCTTTATTGTTTACTTTTACGTTTCAACAGTGTATAATGATAATGAAACAATGAGAAAGGACACAATGAAACTTACAGAACAAAAGATAAATGAAATCACAGAATTGTGGAAATGCCATTTTACAGGTGCTGAAATATCCAGAATAACAGGCCTTTCCAAACCAGTCATCTATGGATACATTCGAGTGCTCAAAGTAACCAACAAAGAAAGGTACAATAGAAGATTATTATCGCAACTGTCTAATGTACAACCTCTTCCTTTGGTCGAGAATAAAACTCCCATTTAAAAGGAACTACTATGATGGCTCCAAATGCTTTCGTTAAACCGATTGCTCCTAATGTATTTAACATCCCTACGGAACTATTAGAATGTGATAACTGGATAGAAACCCAACTAAATCGAGGTGCAGCTCCTAACTGGACTAAGCAACCGAATTGGAAACCAAAGACATTTCAGGACGCTTATAAAGCCTGTTCTGCAACCCAGTATGTTGGGATGGTGTTTAGGTCGAGTCATCCATATGTGATAGTGGACCTTGATGTAGCTTCTGAAGGGTCTCATAAATCCGCGATGAAAAACCTTACTCCTCAAGCCATTGATTTAATAGAACACATTCCCACTTATATAGAGAAGACTAAGTCAGGGAAAGGTTTGCATTTACATTATAAAGTGAAGGATAAGAAACAATGGCCGTTCAACATAAAGAAAGTGAAAGAGGAGTTCACAGGTGAGATTTATGTGAAGAAAGGATTTGTGATATTCACTAACAATCCTCATCCTGATCTATCTACACCATATATCGCAGAGATCACATTCCAGGAATTAGCTAAATTAATCCCCTCATTAAAGAAAGCTGAAGTCATAGATGCTAAGATACCATACCAGCAACCTGCTACAGCGTTTCATGGAGGGATTAAAGAATTAACTGAGATGTTAAGGAATCTGTCCCCTTGGCCGAACCCTAGAATTATTCGAGCTTATGAAGGATTTGAGAAACAAGGATATGATTCTTATGACTTCTGGAATAAGATAATATGTTCCGTAAAAGACTATTGCTCCAGGAATAACATATCTGGCACAGATGGTCTCGGACTTTTAGATATTTGGAGTCAACAAGATACTTCTGGTTCATATGATGAAAAGGATTCAGCCGGATTAACTGGTTTTGATGCTGTAAAAGCAAAATGGGATTCTTATGACCCGGCCAAAGATAAAACATTTGTGTCATATAAGACAGTTCAGATGTATGCTGAGATATGTAAGATGGACTGGCCTATACAGGATAGCAAAGGTCATGTGATTAAGCACATAAATAATTATTCTGCATTAATAGATTATCATAACCTCTCATTTGAACAGAACTCTTATATGGAGGGACATTTCAGGATTAAAGGTGATAAAGATGTTAAGAAGAAACATTGGCGTCGTCAAGGAATGAAAGAAGGGGAATTATATACAACCCAAGAACTTGAGTTATTCAATTACACTTATGTTCAGAACGAGTATCCTTCGGCTCCACCACTTCCTTTTAAACATGCTACTGAGTTCTTCCGAGCTCATATGAATGCAACCTGGAATGTCTATAATCCTATATATGAATGGATTACATCCGAACCTTTTAAAGGTAAGTCCATAGAAAGAGATTTCTTTAAGATATTTACATATCAGCGGGCTTTTGAGAAGCATGCAGACTTCTTCAATCAGGTCTTAAAGAAAGCTTGTATGCAGTTACTGAAATCATTTCAATATCAAGGACCTTTCCAACAAGATACTTTAATGCCTATACTCCAGGGTCCTGAAGCTATTCATAAATCCACCTTTATTCGACTTCTCTTAGGCCCTGAGCTTGGCAAGAATTACTTTGGAGTTATATCAGAAGGAGTAACAGAGAAGTGGAATCGTAAAGATGTGGAATTAAAACTTATAAGATATGCCATTGTGGAAATAGAAGAAATTGATAACCAGCTTAAAGGCGACAAAAGTTCAGCCCTTAAAGCTTTAATCTCTAATGATAAAATATATGTGAGGTTACCCTATGGGAGACAAACAAAAATATTCCCCAGAAGATGTATTCTCATCGGTAGTTCTAATAGTGATACTTTTAACCTTTCTAGGTTTGGAAATCGAAGAACTCCCATTTTGCCTCTCAGTTACATTGATACTTCTGCTCTTTTAAAAATAAATATGCAACAACTCTGGGCAGAATGGCTCACCGAGCTTAAAGCAGACCTTAGTAAAAATCCTTCGTCTACGACACTTTGGACTTTATCCAAGTCTCAGGAAGCCTTGACCAATAGATTATCATCTGGCTTTTTCGCTGGTTCAGATGCAGACTTTATTTTGGACGAAATGTTTGATTGGAAGCATCCTTTTACTTTGGATTATATTACACGATCTGGTAAGAATCCTATTAACCCCAACCCACATATTCTCTTTACTCTTAAAGAGCTTACCTCATTAGTTCAAGAACAAGCAGGTATAAGTAAAAAGATTAAACCTGGTGCTCTTAGACACTCAGTTAAACAAAGAATAGCTGAATGGACTGGCTCTACTAAAGAAGCTGTGATAACACAAAGACCTGTAACCGGCTTCATTGAACATGGAATATTCCATTATAAAGATCGCAAATTATATCTTATGCCACCAAGAATCACGAAATTCCAAGAAGACGAGGAAAAATATACTTAAAATCAGTAAAAAATAACTTTACTTTGGTGCCCACAGTGACTATATTATATATAGGAAAGAAAACACACCAAAGTAAAGGAGGTGATAACAAAATGCTTCAAGATGATATTAAGGAATTTAATTCTGCAGTAAAAACGGCCTGTCATAGAGCTGATGATATTCTTCTTTCAGTCGCTTCATACCCTGACCAAAAGTTTCCCGTTAAATCCATTCTTATCTCTGTATCTCGTATTGAGCATCTCCTCGCTAAACTTAGTGATGCTATGGAGACTCATCAACGAGTTCATGGTGGGGTGCCTGAAGATCTTTACACTGCTGTTAATCATTTGCAACAACAACTTGCGGAGGTTATAGATGCCTTATAACTCAAATCAGAAAATGCCAAAAGTTGATCTTGCTAAGATCACAGATTTATCAGATGATGAACAGGTAATTCTTAATCTTGTTATTAATAAACAAACCGGCCGATTAAAAGCCACCTCACCAGGCAAAGCATTTGGTGATGCCCATTATGTCTGGAGAATGGTTGCATTTATGGTCTCACCAAAGCCTCAACATCAATGTATGCCTTACGGAGCAGACTTTTACCTGAAAGTTAAATCTTTTAATGAACGAGCTGCTCGATGTAATCAATTAAAAACTCTTGAAGATAAAATCATCAATGCTGTTGATAAAAAACAATGGCATGGAATTAAACGATGGGGAGGTGCTCTTGGATTCACAGAATAAACAACGTTTTGAAACTCATTTGGAGAAACTGGGTTACTCTATAATCCAGACAGGCGGAAATTGTACCGCTTGGTGGAAGCAATTTGATGAAGAGGAAATCACAGTTCTGCTAACACACCAAGCCGGCCATTGTGTTCCTGAAACCCTAGAAGATCCTGTCCTCATTGGGATTTACGATACTAAGGAATATAATGATGGTAACGAAGAAAGGGACATCTATGAATTTGATCGTCTGGGAGATGTACCTTTCATACTTCTGGCAATGGGAGGATTCTAATGAAATATTATGGAATCTCATTTTTTAGTGAAACACCAATTTATGCCCATATTTCTAAGTCTAAAGAGGAATATGACAGTTGGCCTATAACAATAAAAATCAATAGACATATAAGTTCTAAACATTCCAATCCAGATATCACTATCCACTTGGAAAAACCTGAATATTTGATTGCTTTTAAAAACTCTGTAATTGCTGCATGTAATAAGGCTTTAAATGCCAAAAAGTAAAATCATATTGCTCTCAACAAGCTCGTTCGGGGAATGTTCATTCTATGCCTCTGGCAAAGAATATACTTACCAAATTGATGCTGGCCACCTTTCCCATGTCATTAAATTGGCAAAGTATAGCCCCGGACGAGCTTTAAACTTCGTAAAGACCAGAGGTAAACTTATTTATACAAGAAAGGAGAGGTGCAAATGAAGCACAGTAATTTCAGTCCATCGCGTTTGGAACGAATTATTTTATGTCCTGGCTCTGTACAGCTAGCGACCACGATTCCAGACCCCCCTACTTCACCCGCTGCTCAAGCTGGCATATTGTGCCATCAAGCAACTGATGAGGCTATGAACATAGGGCTTAACCAAATAACCTATATTGATGACGACCAAAAGGATATGGTTCAAGATTGTTTAGATTACAAACAGTCAATCATCTCATCCTTCGGACATACTGAATATACGGAGGCGTCAGAGATCAGGGTTAATTTGTCTGCCTGGGGTGTCCCTGAGGTTTGGGGCACTCTTGACTTAGCTATATCTAATAACATTCTAAACCACTTACATATAGTAGATTGGAAGTTTGGATATAACTGGGTCAATGTGTTTGAGAATCCTCAATTGCTTGCTTATGCTGCCGGCTATGTTGGGTGGCCTACGAAGTTTAACGCGATAACTCTTCATGTCTGTCAACCTGCTGTAGAGAACTTCAGTAAGTTTAAAACAGATGTTGATGAGTTAAGAGACTGGGTGCATTCGAAGTTAGCGAAAGCTATAGCCTTGGCCCAGTCTAAAAACCCACCTCTTAACCCTGGGGAAGTACAGTGCAAATGGTGTCCTAATGCTGCAACTTGTAGAGCACGGTATATTCAAGCTCAAGAAGATGCGGCCAGGATATTTGCTGCAGCACAAAACCTTCCTAAGAATGTCACTAAAGAAGAAATCGCTGAGGCTCTTGATAGTGCAGATAGGTATACTGCCTATGCGAAATCTCTTTATGGCTTTGCGGTTCAGGAATTAGAACATGGCCGTAGTTTTCCAGGAAAGAAATTAGTTAGAGGTAAATCAAATCGTAAATGGAAACAATCAGAAACCAAAACTGCGTTGTGGCTCGGGCAGAATACAGAGATTGAAGATATTTACAAATCGAAATTAATATCTCCGGCTCAAGCAGAGAAACTTGACAAGACTCTGAAAAAGAATTCTGCCTTTGCAATGTTGTATGAGAAACCACTGGGGAAAACAAAGATGGTATCACTATCTGATCCCCGTCCTTCAGTGAATCCATCCAGCGTTGCTACATCCGTCTTCGCGGATTTCGACCCGGAAAAAAAGTCTTAAATCCGGTAAAATTTATGTTTACTTTGGCACAAAAGTGTGCTATATTTAAAATGAACAATGGACATGGTGTCCACAACATTAACAGCCATAAAGGAGGTTATCATGGCAAAGCGTGATATTATTTTGGCAAAGATTCTTGAAGGTGGAGCCACCAAAGAGAGTCTTATGGAAGCTGCGGAAGTCAATGACAAAGGTCTGGCTTCCCAAATGACGTATCTGCGTCTTATGGGTACATGCCCTAGGAAAATGGATGACGGCACGTATGAAATTATCACCCGCGAAGAGTGGGACGAACACCGTGCATCATCCGGCTCCCGTTCTGATGCGAAACTGACACCTACCGAGCGGATTGAAAAGGCCGAAAAGAAAGTCGGTCGTGCCGCCACCGCCCTGGACAAGGCTACCAAGTTCCTGGAAGCCGACCCGGACAGCGAGCTCAAAGCTTTAAAATTTCAGGTGGCAAAAGCCAGCCTGAAGATCGCCGAGATCGAGCAAGGCGAAATCGAAGTACAGTTCCGTGAAGCTGCGGATGCTGAGGCCGAGGAAGTTGAAACGGCCGGCGACGATGAGTTGGAATAAACCCTCAACCTGGGAGGTGCCGTTACGGCGGCACCTTTCTTTTTCACTCCCAATAATCATCAAATGTTGTAGGAGGATTTATGTCTGGTAAAAAATTTGATGAAGATAAACTTCGACTTGATCTTATTCCTCCAGAATTTATTGAAACTATGGGTAGAGTCCTAACTTTTGGAGCAGAAAAATATGGGGCTGATAATTGGCAAAAAGTTAAAGATGGTAAAAACCGGTATTATGCAGCAGCAATGAGGCATTTACTAGGCTACAGACTCGGGCAACAACACGATAAAGAAAGTCAATTACCCCATTTAAGCCATTTAGCCTGCTGTGTAATGTTTTTATTTATGCTTGAATTCTATTTGGAGGACCCAAATGAAGATACTGACCTATGATGACATGAAGGCTACTGTTCTTTGGAAATCCCCACTTCCTCAGGATATAGTTAAAGTGGCTTTGAATGTCACAATGAAAAGAAAAGCTTTGTTGGAGCTAGATGAGACTTTGTCTCCGGCTTTAACTAAGTTCCTTGTAACCGCGAAACATACCTCACTCCTGGAACATGCAGTTATCTGTTTCTACTTGCAAAATGTAAGCCGATCCTTTTTGGCCCAGATCACACGCCACCGGATATGTTCTTTTACTGCTTCTTCACAACATTATCAAGACTACCGAGACTATCCCATGGTTGTTCATCCCGACCAAAAAGACAATCCTATGATGCGAGCAGCTCTTGTTGAAGCTCTACATCGATATGAACGTTTAGTTGATGCTGCTGATGCTCGAGTATTACCTCAAGAAGCTCGGCAACTTTTACCCAATGCTTCAGCAGTTCATATGGTGTGGACTATCAATGCTCGGTCTTTAATGAACTTCTTGAATTTGCGATGTTGCAAACGGAATGTTGATGAGATGCGACATGCGGCTGAAGTTATTCGTTGTGAAGCAGTTGAGTGGTGGCCTGAGTTATTTGAATGTATCGGCCCCGATTGTTTCATGGATAAATGCACTCAAGGAAAGATGTCCTGTGGAGCACCTTATGACAAAGAGACCTACAACACACGAGTACTTTCTTAGTGTTGCAGATACTGTAGCTACACGGTCTACCTGCCTTGATAAGCAGGTAGGCTGTGTTATCGTTGATGTCCATAAAAATATCATGGCAACTGGGTATAATGGTGCTCCTCGTGGTTATCCTCATTGTACGGACCGGTGTCAATGTATTAAAGATGTCTTCGGAAATTTAGACCTATGTCCTTCCGCCCATGCTGAACAAAATGCTCTTGTCAAATGTACTGACCCTTATAGTATCTTCAGTATGTATTTAACATTATCCCCTTGTATTATGTGTATGAGGATGATATTAAATACATCTTGTAGATCTATTTATTTCAGAAAAGAACACAGTAAATCTGAGCCACGAGATTTGTGGCTTGAAGGGAGGAATGTAGGTACATGGATTCACTTACCGTAGTAGATTTATTTGATGCCATAAAACGGTATCACGATAAACTAGGGTATCCTGTTAGATCAGCGTCCCCACAAGTTCGGCTCCAGTCAACAATGGATACTATACACGCATTATTCATGGAGCTATCCGAGCTGAGTGATAGTTTACCCTGGAAGAAATGGAGGCCACTAAAAGATCAAATGTTTGATCAAGAGAACTACTTGGAAGAGATTGTCGACATAATATTCTTTTTGGGCAGTCTCCTGGAAATCTGGGAATTCCATCCAAAGAAAGTTGTGGCCATGTTTGAACGTAAATTGGAAGAGAACTACAAACGAATTGAGGAGGGCTATAATGCACCACCAAGTGAAAGTTAGTTATGGCTTAACAGCCAACCTCGGTAACTATGAATCTATAAGGATAGACTGTGAAGAGACAGTCTCTTTGTCTGACTATCAGAAGTTGTCGATAGAAGACGGGATTCGTGAAACTTCTTATCAGCGGTGTAAAAGATTCGTTCACCGTAAAATCAGGCAAGTCCTGAAAGAAAGACGAGGGGGGTGATAAACTGTTATACAAAAATGGCAAACTGACAAAAACGACAAACAAGGAGATTAAGTATGATTACAGGTGAAGTGCGTGTATCTTACGCAAATGTCTGGGAGCCGGCTAAGACCCCTTCGGGTGATATGAAATATTCGATGTGTCTGCTGATTCCTAAAGACGACACCGAGTCTATCGGTGAAGTTCATGATGCAATTCAGGCTGCCGTCCAAAAGGGACTTGATAATAACAAGTTCGGTAAAGCTCATGTCCCTAAGCTTCGTCTTCCTATCCGTGATGGTGATGCGGAATTTGAAGAGGGTAGCCGTGGCCCAGAGTATAAGGGTCACTTTTTTATTAATGCCTCTTCAAAGAACCCTCCGGGTATGGTGGATAAGAATGTCAAGCCGATCATTGATCAGGATGACTTCTATTCTGGCTGCTTTGCACGGGTTGATATTAATTTCTTTCCATACAATACGGCTGGCAATGTCGGAATTGGTGTGGGACTGAATAATATCATGAAGACTAACGACGGCGATCGACTTGACGGCCGCATGAATGCAGAAGATGCTTTTGCCGGCTTCGGTCAAGCCTCAGAACCGGATGAATCGTCTCCCAATGATATGGATGATGACGACATTCCGTTCTAAATTTTAACTGTTGGTGAGTGGGATACTGAAGTTAAGTAGACTTAGGGGTTGGATGGAGGGTGCCCACTCACCAACCTGGAGGGTTTATGCAAAAATGTAAGTGTGATAGCCGACGACCCGAATATAAAAGGGTTGAATTCACCAATAATACTGTAGCATATAAAGCTACATGTTTAAATTGTTGGTGTCATATAGGCTGGTATAGTCATCATGTATCGGTGATGGTATGAGCCGAATATGGTTTGACTTTGAAACTAAATCTGATCTCCCAATAGAGGTTGGTACAATGAACTACCTCAATACCCCAAGTAGTGATATAGTCTGCTTGGGGTATAAACGTGAAGGAGATCGTACAAGATTGTGGGCACCAGGACAGGCTATTCCTGATTGTTTTATTTTTCCTGCTGATCACACTTGGATAGCTTTCAATGCCCAATTCGACCGACGTGTATGGAATATCCTTGGTCGGAAATACGGCTTTGATAAGCTTGGAGCAAATCGATGTATTGATGTCATGGCTATCTGTGGCCGATACACTTACCCTCAGAAACTTGCATCTGTTGAGAAGGTTTTAAATCTTAAACGACAGAAAGGTGCATCTGAGTTAGCACTACTCAAAAAGATTACTCAACCGCCATTTGAATACACTACAGAAGAACTGCGTGACTTTTATATGTACTGCAAAGATGATGTTGATTCTTTACAAGAACTTCATGCAGCTCTGCCCCTTGACACTCTCAGTGCTAATGAACAACAGCTCTGGGAATTAACAGTTAAAATGAATGACACCGGTATACCTGTTGACTATAAAACAGTGACTCATATCAAAGAAGTATGTGAAGCATATCAAATAGAACATGCCCAACGTCTTCCTGATATGACTGATCATATAGTTACTAAGATTACTCAGGTACAGCGGATTGTAAAATTCATTAACTCTAAAGGTTTTCCCATACCTAATCTTCAAGCTGAGACGGTTGAAAAATGGTTAAAGAAAGATTTACCTCAGGAACTTAAAGACCTCTTAATTATGAGGCAGGAATTAGGTAAATCATCGGTAGCTAAATATACTAAAATTAATCTGCTTAACCATAAAGGGAGGGTCTATGACAACCAAAGATTCTATGGAGCATCAACAGGACGATGGGCTGGTATGGGCTTTCAAATTCATAATCTCCCGCGTGCTTCCGTTGAAGACCCTGAATCCGAGATACAGAAGTTCTTTGACCTTTCAATCCTTGAAGAAAATCCCATCATCAGTGCTAAAGCTCTTATCCGACCTATGGTTAAAGCTCCTGAAGGTAAAGACATTATAGCTATTGACTATGATTCCATAGAGTATATCTTATTAATCTGGGAAACAGGAGATGATCGAGCTCTAGACTTAGTACGCCAGGGATATGATGCTTATATAGATATGGCTGCTCATTTATTTGGTGTGTCGTATGATCAAGTTACACCCGACCAAAGATGGGTCGGAAAGATAATTATCTTAGGGTGTGGCTATGGTCTCGGTCATATTGGATTCCGTGGAACAGCTGAAGGATACGGCTTAGTTCTTACGGCTCTTCAGTCTAAGAGTGCTGTCAATGCTTACCGAACTCTTTACCATCTTGTACCTTCCTTCTGGTACGATTCTAAAGATGCCGCTGTTTTTGCTATACAGCATCCTGGTAAAGAGTTTACTTGTAACCGTAGTAAGTATAAAGTTGTCAAAGACCGGAACAATACTCTATGGTTAAAGTTAACTCTACCCTCAGGTCGAGCTTTATTTTATAATTCCCCTGAAGTAAGAGATGATACTTATGGTCCTATTCCTACTCACATGGGTATCAATCCTTATAGCAAGAAATGGAGCCGATTAAAACTGATACCAGGTAGAATTGTTGAGAACATAATTCAAGCCTTAGCTCGTGACATACTTGCTCATGGGAAACAAATGTTAGATTCTCATGGGTATAAACTTGTTGCAAGTATTCATGATGAGACTATGTCTGAAGTTCCTAAGCAGCAAGATGATACAATGTTAAAAGAAATGCGAGAACTAATGTGTAAACTCCCACCCTGGGCGGAAGGTCTACCTTTATCTGCTGGAGGGTATCGAGCCAAGAGGTATAAAAAAGCATGATATTAAAAGGATATTGGCATTTAAGTGTTAAAGGACCCAATCCTGATGGTAGTACTACTATTTACCATCCTGATGTGGGAGAAATTAAAACATCTGGATTCCGGTATAACTATCTTAAGGATGAGTGGAATGTAACTCCTTGGATAGAAGAGCCAAAAAAGGAGGTTTCCATTGATTGACCAAATAGAAACTTTAGAAGTATCAGATCAAGAGCGGGAAGAATATTCTCATTGGATTTGTAATTGGTCTTATCTTTCTATTATACTCCAGTCCGAAGAGCTTGCTCCTCACCAGTATGCTGTCCTCATTAAACTGGAAATTGAAGGTAAGTGCCGTGAGAATATGATTCATCGATTATTCACTCGCTATCGAAAACTTGAAACCCAACGACAGTGGAAGGAGCTAAAAGAATTCTATGAGAACTATGATGGAACGGGAAGCTGAATCTACTGTTGAGAGCCATCTGGTCAAAGAGGTTAAGAAACTTGGGGGAGTAGCTTATAAGTTTACTTCCCCAAGTCGCCGCTCTGTACCAGATAGACTTGTGGTCATTCCTTTATTACCTTGCCGATTTGTAGAGTTGAAGGCCACAGGTAAACGACCTACCCCCGCCCAGGAACGCGAAATACGACGACTCCGTAAACTAAAACAGGATGTCTTTGTTGTCGATCACCGGGCCAAAGTTGACTTACTCATTGATATATGGAAGGAGGAACTTGATGAACTCAGATCAAATATACGACCGGATACAAGAGATTAAGAAGACATCCGGCACTTTAGCCAAACGAAACCTTTTAGATGAGTCTATGGCTCAGTACCTCGAGTACACATATGACCCCTTTAAAAGGTTTTTCATTGAGAGCCACCATGCTCAAGGTAAAGGTACTGCATATATTGGAGATATGTATGGTCCTTTCTTTAATGGTTTTGGTATTCTAGATATACTTGCTAGCCGAGTCATGACAGGACATTCTGCGATTAAAGAACTCACACGATACATGAATACTTTAACTCCTAAATCTGCTAATCTTTTCAGAATGATATTGTCAAAGAATTGGAAGATGGGGATTGCAGCAAAAGGTATTAACGCCAGGTTCCCAGGACTGATACCTTCTCATCCAATTATGCTGGCTAGACCTTTTGAAAAGCATCGTGTAAGGTTTCCATGTTTCGGAGAATTGAAATACCATGGAAACCGAGGAGTATATAACCATGTACAACAGAAGTTTTTCTCCAGGAATGGTCATGAAATTCTTGGTATGGATCATCTTCTTTATGAGTTACGGCATTATAACCAAAGTTTTTGTGGTGAACTGCGAGACCCTAACTACTCTTTCCAGGCTTCTAACGGTTTAGTGAATGATCACAACCCTACACCTGGAGCTAAGTACTATATCTTTGCTCTCTACAATTCTAAGCTCCCATACTTTGAAGCCCGTATGGAATTGGAAGATATGGGTATTGGCGGAAAGATGCATCAGCTAGTCCATTCAGAACCGTTATACTCCTTGGACGAAGTCTACAAATTCTATGCCACATGTCAATTACAGAACCAACTTTACAAGTTCAAAATGTTTGATGGTTCTATTATTAAATCAGCTCGGCATAAGTATCAAGATAAACGATCATATGACTGGATGAAGTTAAAAGACATTGAGTCTCTGGACTTGGAAGTAGTAGGCATTTATGAGGGAAAAGGAAAATACGTCGGACACTTGGGTGGAGTTACTGTTAATATTGGAGGGAGACCTACGAACGTGGGAACTGGATTTAGCGATAAAGAAAGACTGGATTTCTGGCGGGAACCTTCCCTTATTGTTGGACGAATTATCGAAGTACTTTATCAAGAACTCACTGATGAAGGAAGTCTACGTGATCCACGTTATACAGTCATAAGGAGGGATAAAGATGAGCCAGATAATGCAGTGGCTTAAATTCAAAGACATACAACCCTTCACTAATGGATGGTTCTTAGTATTAAACTGGAATACCAGAGAATGGTATAAAGCCTACTGGAATGAAGATAGGTTTTGTGATCAAGACCCAACAATGGGATTTGGTCCCGGCCACTCTTATATCACTCCACAATATTGGATGATAATAACAGATGAACAGGGGGTACCAATAACATGAGCCAAACAGGGATTGAGAAAATTAGAGAACATTACATCACCGAGCAGGAGCTTGCCCATTTCTTAGGGGTTGATGTTCGTCGGATTCAGGATTTGAGAAGCCAGGGAAAATTCATATCCCGGCATTTCCGACCGACAAGTAAGTGTCGTTTATACGCTGTCAGCGATGTTTTAGGTTATATCGATTCGAAGTCAGTAACTAAGGAAGATAACGAAGAAAAGTGAATGGCACACGTTTATTTTGTATTTCATAACGAAATAAAACGACCATATATATCAGCCCTATGCTAAGGTATTAGTTTTGAAAAACGAAAAATAACGAAAGGAATGCGAGCATGGCAGAGCCTAAATTGGAACTGCATGACTATCAAAAACGAGCTATCAATTTCGGTATTAAAAAGAAATCAGTCTACTTTGCAATTGATGCAGGTTTAGGCAAGACAGCAATCACCCTAAAAATCAAGGAGCGACTTAAGACATCTACTCCGCTATTTGTAGTTGCTCCGCTCAGGCCATGTTATACTACTTGGCCTACTGAGATAAAGAAGTGGACTCCTCAGTTAACCTATTCAATTCTTCATGGACCTGATAAGAACTGGTTATTACAGTTAGCCAGCAAAAAACCACGTGATATTTACCTTATAAACTATGAAGGTGTCAAGTGGTTCTTTGAACAAATAAAGAAAGGTCTGGTGTGGAAGAAATGTATAATGGCATTTGATGAAGCTTCATGGATTAAAGATCCATCGACTAAGCGATTTAAGA